GAACCCCCTGTCTGTGTAAAGAGGCTACCGCCAACGTATAGAAGGCTATTGCCTCAATTGGAAAACACACAGCACTACCCATCGGAGCGAATTTCCTGAACCAAAGGACTTCGCCTGAAGGCAGTAACGTACCAGGAGACCGACTCGCATCTAACATGCGCCAAAGCCAGGGCACATAAAGGAAAAGTGCCTTAACTAAAGCGTACGAAACGCGGTCCGATGCTTTGGACATGTCCAAAGTTACCCAATCGGCCCATTCGGATGTTAGATTCCGATTGACGGACTGATCGGTGAAATTGATCTGACCTCTGGCAAAGCTGAATAATTCAATGAAGGTATACAGAAAGCGTTTTATCGCTTGCTGGACCCACATGTACTCAGCTTGCTCAAGCCCGATCGTTCTCGGACCACCTGAGTCTTTTTCCACGAACTCAGTCCGGGACAAACCATATTCACATTGCATTCGCCCCGTAATAACTTCGTAGTTCTCGGCGGCGTCTCTTAACGAGGCGAACCACGGGATAGGCCGAAAAACGTGCTCCAATTTCTTGAAACAACGTTTAAGGCTTCTCTTTGTGACTACATCCTCACCACCGGCCACAGCTCCTGGACCATGTCCAGGCTCCCGCACCATATCTGCTCGAGCATCTCGAAACAGATCTTGAACAAGAGCTTGAGCACAACCGAGGATACCTCCTCCCAAAACAGTGTCGAGAGAAGGTAAAGAGCTGTCGACAGTTTTAAAATCGTCAACAGCCTGCCGTAGTAACTCATCGGTATACCCTTTCTCAATCTTCTTGCCCCAGTAGCAAATCTGCCTCAATAGGCTGATGCTCTGTAGGCAGGGGTTAACCGCCACCCATCCAGTATCCGAGAAAACGCGCTTAAGCACCGCCTTAAGAAACGAGGGCCGTGCATCCTTTCGAGAAGTTCTTCCGAATTCTCGACAGGACAGGGGCACATTTCCTTGGAGGGCAAGGTCAATTGCCTTACCCAATTTGGGGAGAGTCTTAGTAACAAAAGACTCCCCCTCACTGGACAAACGTCGCTCGAGCGTATGTATATCTCGAGTTAATGCTCCAGGAGAAATACCTAGTGTCAGCG